TTCGGAAATTCTTAGAGATGAATTAATGTTTTCCAAATTTGTTGCGAGACTAAGAAAAAGATTTTCAAATTTATTTAATGATATTCTTAGGACTCAATTAATTCTTAAGAATATTGTTTCCCCAGAAGACTGGAATAAAATGTCTGATCATATTCAATATGATTTCTTATATGATAATCATTTTGCAGAGTTGAAAGAAGCAGAATTATTAACAAATAGATTGACGCTTGCAACTACTGTAGAACCTTATATTGGAAAATATTATTCAACAGAGTATGTTCGTAAAAAAATTCTTCGACAAACAGACTCTGAGATCATTGAAATTGATCTTCAAATTGAAGATGAAATTGCAAAAGGTATTCTTCCAGATCCTAATGCTCCAGTGGATGAAATGGGGAATCCTTTACCAACTGAAGAACCTGGACAGGCAATTGAGCAGGGTGCAGGTGGAGAAATTCCTATTGAACCTACAATAAATGATTCTCAAGTAGAAGTGCCAGAACCGAAAGGTGGGAAGATATAAATAGTCTTATAATATAATAAAAAAATGATTTTTATGGAAGAACTTATCGATTTGATTGCAACTGATGGATCCCCATCTGATGTTTCTGATGCGATTAAACAATTACTTTATACAAAAGCTGCTGATAGGGTAGATGGTGCTCGTCCAGAAATTGCTGCACTAATGTTTGGTGAAGATGATTCTACTGGAGATAACGAATAATGGCAATAAAAATTGTCCAAAATGTAAATAGAATTTCTCCTACAGTTTCTGTAGCTGCTACTAGCAATCCAATTGCACTCAAAAGCGGATACATTCGTGTTGCTTGTGCTTCAACAGCAGTGTATGTGGAAACTGGCGGAGAACCTGTAGCTACTGTTAATTCTTTCTTAATTTCTCCCTTTGGAAATGAAGTTTTAAAAGAAAGACTTGCAAAACAACAGATAGTCGGAATTACTACAGGAACATCAACTGTAATTACTTTTGATAATAATGCAGGAAATCCTTTTTTGGTTGGTGATTATGTAACAATTGAAAATGCACAACCTGCAGGAATCAATACAGTTCATAGACTAGTAACTGCTACAACTGATTCAACAGTTACTATTGCTGCAAATACATCATCAATTGTTGGAGTAATTACTGCAACTGGATCTACTTTGTCCAGAAGCGTAAAAGTTTCAGCTCTTGCTGCCAATAGCGCCACAGATGTAACTATCACAGAAGTAGTCCAATTAGTTTCCGAATAAAATGAAACTCATCACAGAAGAAATTCAAAAAGTAGAATTTATCACCGAAGGTAAAGGTGCTAATAAGAAAATGTTTATTGAGGGCATTTTCCTTCAAGGAGACATTTGTAATCGTAATGGGAGAATGTATCCCATGCAAACTTTGATGAAAGAAGTTAATCGTTATAATGAAGCATTTATTTGTAAAGGTCGTGCTCTTGGAGAACTTGGTCATCCCGATGGTCCAACTGTCAACCTTGATCGAGTTTCTCATAAAATTGTTTCCCTCGAACAAAAAGGATGCAATTTTATTGGTAAGGCACAACTTCTAGAAACTCCGATGGGTAAGATTGCGAAATCTCTTATTAGTGAGGGGGTTTGTCTCGGTGTTTCTTCTCGTGGAGTTGGATCTCTTCAAATGACTAATGAAGGCCATAAAGTAGTTGGTCCCGATTTCATGCTAGCAACCGCTGCTGATATCGTTGCCGATCCTTCTGCACCTGATGCTTTTGTTCAGGGAATTATGGAAGGTAAAGAGTGGGTTTTTGTTAATGGTGAACTTACAGAGCAATTAGTTGAAAAAACAAACCGCAGAATTAATACTTTAGTTGATCAAAGAATATTGGACGAACATAAGTTAAACTTGTTTAACGAATTTCTTTCAAATCTTTAAATTATAAATAAATATAGATTATAACACAATCAAACAAATGTCCGTTGGTAGAAATTTACAAGAAATGGAAAACGTAGTAACCAAAGGGGCTGCACCTGCCGAACCAATGCACAACATTGCTCAGAATGTTTCTGGAGTTACTACTCCAGGACAAACTGGTGCTTGGGAAGATCTAGGTGGTCCTACTCCAGAAAATTACAGACCTGATGATATGTCGGCGGCCCTTAAAACGCCAGGATCAACTCTTGCTCAAGTCAAGAATGTTGTAAATGCAAAAGCACAAGCAGCAATGCCTATGCAAGGTGTTAGCGAGGAAACTGAAGATGAAGAAGATCTCATCGAAGATGAGGAAGACTTCGAAGTCGAAGAAGAATCTGATGAAGTAGTTGCTGAGGCTGCTAAAAAGACAAGTAAAAAAGAAAAGGAAGAAAAGGAAGAGAAAGAAGACGAAGAAGATGAAGAAGATGAAGAAGAAGATGAAGATGAAATGAAAGAAGAGTTTGACATTGAAGAAGATGTCAATGCTCTCCTTGCAGGTGAAGAACTTTCTGAGGAATTCCAAGAGAAAGCACGCACTATCTTCGAGACAGCAATTAAGTCTAAAGTTGCAGAGATCAAAGAATCTCTTCAAGAAACCTATGAGAATGCACTCGTAGAAGAAGTTGAATTTATTAAGCAAGAACTCACCGAGCGTGTAGATTCTTATCTTGAGTATGTTGCTGACGAGTGGATTCAAGAGAATGCACTTGCAGTCGAGCACGGTCTTAAGACTGAAATGACTGAATCATTCCTTCAAGGAATGAAGAGTCTTTTTGAAGATCATTATGTAACAATCCCTGAAGATAGATATGATGTTATCGAGAGTATGGTAGATAAACTTGATGAAATGGAAGGAAAACTCAACGAGCAAATTGAAAGAAATGTTGCTCTGAATAGAAGATTAGCAGAGTCGGTTGCTGATGTAATTTTTGCAGATGTCGCTGAGGGTCTTGCACTTTCTCAGAAGGACAAACTCGCTTCTCTTGCCGAAAATGTTGAGTTTGATAGTGAAGAAAACTATCGTGAGAAACTGGTAACTCTGAGGGAATCTTATTTTCCAACAAATACTAGTGCTCAGAGAGATGTAACTGAGAATTTATCAGAAGAAGTTTCATATGAAGGAACTGAGACTTCAGTTTCACCAGTCATGGAAGCATATCTTCAGACTCTCAGTAGAGTCGCTAAAAAGTGATTTTTAGATCATACAAATCAAACTAAAACTTTTTTAAAAAGAGGTAAAACAAATGCAGATGTTCAATGCAGAATATTTGCAGGAGAAGTGGGCCCCAATCCTGGACTATCAGGGACTCGATGAAATCAAAGATTCACATCGTAGATCGGTAACCGCTATCCTGCTCGAAAACCAAGAAAAGTTACTCCGCGAAGAGCGTGAGTTCCTTTACGAATCACCAACCAACAGCACTGCTTCAGGTGCAAATCCTGGTCTGGGTGGTGCAACAACTGGCGCCATGCAAGGTTTTGACCCAGTTCTGATTTCACTCATCAGACGTTCAATGCCTAACCTGATCGCTTACGATCTTTGTGGCGTTCAACCAATGAATGGTCCTACTGGACTCATTTTCGCAATGCGTTCACGTTATAACAATCAGAGTGGAAGTGAAACCTTCTACAATTAAGTTGATTCAGCATTCTCTGGTCAAGATTCGGGATTCAACAACACCAACGGATTCACCAATGGTGCTGTTGGTATGGGTACTACTGCTCAGGGCGGTACAAACCCATCAATCCTTGATGTTTCTAACCAAGCAAACAACGCTGCACCTGGTGCTAACCAGTATAACGTTGGTCAAGGTATGAGAACTGATGACGCAGAATCGCTTGGCGAATCTGATCAGTTCAACCAGATGGCATTCTCAATCGAGAAAGTCACTGTTACTGCTAAGTCACGTGCTCTGAAAGCTGAGTACTCACTTGAACTCGCTCAGGACCTTAAGGCAATTCACGGTCTGAATGCTGAAGCGGAATTAGCAAACATTCTCTCAACTGAGATTCTTGCTGAAATCAACCGCGAAGTTATCAGAACCATCTACAAGATTGCAAAGCCTGGTGCTCAAGTCAATACCGCTACTGCTGGTACTTTTGACCTTGACGTTGACTCAAACGGTCGTTGGTCGGTTGAGAAGTTCAAGGGTCTGATCTTCCAGATCGAGCGTGATGCTAACGCAATCGCACAGCAAACTCGTAGAGGAAAGGGCAACACCATCCTTTGCTCTGCTGACGTTGCTTCAGCACTTGCAATGGCAGGTGTTCTCGATTACACCCCTGCACTCAACGCAAACCTCAACGTTGATGACACCGGCAATACTTTTGCTGGAGTTCTTCAAGGTAAGTATCGCGTCTACATTGACCCATATTCGGCAAACGTTTCTGCTAACCAGTTCTACGTTGTCGGTTATAAGGGTTCTAGCCCATATGACGCTGGTCTCTTCTACTGCCCATACGTTCCTCTTCAGATGGTTCGTGCAGTTGGCGAGAACACCTTCCAGCCTAAAATCGGATTTAAGACCCGTTACGGAATGGTTGCAAACCCATTCGCAGAGGGTCTCGTCGCCGGCGCTGGTGCTCTGACCACCAATGCAAACACCTACTACAGAAGAGTTAAGGTTGCTAACCTTATGTGATTCATTTCACAACTCTTCCAAGAGGGTCCTTCGGGACCCTCTTTTTTTATCTAAATAAAACAAAAACTAATGAAAAGTTTTCAACAATTTAAAGAAGACTTATCCAAAAATGTAATTCCTTTGGATAAATCTTCTCAAAATAATTTAAATAAAGCAAGAAAAGGACAAATTGGTCCAGGTGCAAAAGGAGTAACTGCAACTAGGTTTGCATTGCAACCGCTTAACATTCCAATGAAATAATCATGGCAAACGCTTTAGCAAATCAAATTCAAAATAGAAATTTTTTATCTCCTGTTGGATTTAAATTTACTTTATCTAAAGATCCAAAGGTTGCATTTTTTTGTACAAAAACAAAAATTCCAGAAATTTCATTACGAACTGAAATTCAACCAAGTTATTTAAAAGATATTGATGTTCCTGGCGATAAAATTACTTATGCAGACTTGTATTTAAAATTTTTAGTTGATGAAGATTTGGTAAATTATATGGCGATTCATAATTGGATAACTGGTTTGGGATTTCCAGAAACTGCAAATCAGTACGCAGATTTAATCACTGAAGATGGAATTAAGAATTCACTTTCTGCTTTTAGCGATGGAAGTTTATACATTTTAGATAGCAGTTATAATACTAATGCAGTTGTAAAATTCAAAGATTTATTTCCTGTTTCATTAACTTCTTTAGAATTTGATACTACACAAACTGATATTCAATACTTTACAGCAGAGGTCTCTTTCAAGTATACTGTATACAATATCTTGAACGAAACTGGACAACCTTTATGACACTTGATGAAATTCAGGAAATGTGGCAGAGAGATGCTGTCATTGATCCTGATAATTTGCATGATGAATCTTTAAAAATTCCTCAACTACATGCAAAGTATTATACACTATACAATACAATTACTTTATTGAGAGAAAAAGCAAGAGAGACATATAACAGAATCAAACTTGAACGATACAACTACTACACAGGAAAAGCGCCTGCAGAGGTTTATATAGAAGAACCATTTCCGTATAAGGTTAGAGATAAAGAAGCGTTACAGAGGCATATGGACGCTGATGAGAAGTTGAATAAAATCGATCTCAAAATCAGATATTATGACATTATGTTAAAATTTCTTGAGGAAATTATTAAAACAGTTTCTAATCGCACGTATCAAATCAAGAACAGTATTGAATGGCATCGATTCCAATCGGGATTTAACTGACCAAATAAATACTCATAACTGATATGTTATGAATGTCAAATTTGATTATTTCAAAAAAGAATGAGGTTTATCTGCATGTAGAAGCAGAACCTCATATCTATTATGAATTAAGAGATGCATTTCAGTTCGAAGTGCCAAATGCAAAGTTTGCTCCCGCTTATAAGAATAAGTGGTGGGATGGTCATATCTATCTGTTTAATATTAATACTCAAGAAATTTACGTAGGTCTATTAGATAAACTTATAAGATTTTGTGAGCAGCACAGTTATCCCTATGAGTTTAGAGATAATAAGTATTATGGTCTTCCTTTTGAAGTCAATGAGATGATTTCAAAAGAAGGTGTGAAAGATTATATGACTTCTATTTGCAAGTATGCTCCCCGCGATTATCAAGTTGAGGGAGTATACGACGCTTTAAAACATAATAGAAAGTTGCTGATATCTCCAACTGCTTCTGGAAAGTCGTTGATGATATATTCGATTGTGAGATATTACGTTGAGAAAGAACAAAATATTCTGATAGTCGTTCCAACGACATCCCTTGTAGAGCAGATGTATAAAGATTTTGCAGATTATGGATGGGATGTGGGGTCATTTTGCCACAAAATCTACGCCGGAAAGGAAAGAGAGACAGACTCTCAAGTAATTATTACAACTTGGCAATCAATTTACAAACTACCCAAACAATATTTTTCAAGATTTAATGTGGTAGTTGGTGATGAGGCACATAATTTTAAATCCAAGTCATTAGTATCTATAATGACAAAACTTTTCGATGC